CTTCTCGGTTTCCGTCATTACGACGGTCTGGTTCTTCTCTTCCATAATTCAAATCGTTTTTGTTGTTAATCCATCAATTCTCATACTCCTCACCATAATCTGGCGTTTCCAACTCGCTTTCCAACAGGGCTTCCTCATATTTCTCATAAGACCACTCGTTCAGCCTGTTGAAAAACTCTTCCCGATCATCCCGGTCCATTTCCGGGAACACGTCAAGTATCTGGTTCTTGACATTCTCAAGCAGTTCATTAAATCTCTTATCCATATCCGTCAATTTTTAGGAGCTTTGGTGTTTATGAGCATATAGGTCACCGCCGCCGGTTGTTTTACTTCCTCTTTCTTTTTTTCCTTGAGCCCGCCCTTGCGCCGGATAGAGCGCAGCTTTACAGCCAGTTGTTCCAGTTCGTCCGAAGAGATTTGACTGAACGCCTTTCCCGCAATCCGGGGATTCCGGCAGAAGTCATTGACACGCGCCCAGTCCGAAGTGTCGATTCCCATTTTTTGCATGAGTCTCAAACACACGCTGCGCCAATATTTAAGTTCCTCCTGCATCTTCTGACGACGCTCGTCCACACCGGCCAATTTCTCCAATCCCTCACAACAGGTCTTATATTCAAGCCTCGTCATTTCACGAAGACTGTCTGTCCGGTTCCATGTATACTGCAACACGATGGACTTCTTGAACTCTTCCCGGTCTCCGTTGAACGGCAGCTTGTTGAACAAAGCGTAAAACCGGGCGAAATTGGTTATTTCCTGTGCCATATCATCCTTTCACTTTTTTCTCCACCGAAAGGATAGCCAGACTTATCATCATAAGTTTTACAGACTGACTGTCCTCCTCAAGCAAATCAATATCCGCAACCACAGGCTCACCGCTCATGGCGTTCCATACTTGCTCTACCTCTTCCGTCTTCTTTTGGTTCATCAAAAAGAGATACGCATCATACTCGGAACGATCAAACTCAAATACGACCTGAACTTTCTGTTTTTCTTCCATAGTTCCTATCATTTATTGTTTTCTTTCTTCGTTACTTCATATCCTTTTTCTTTAAGATACGTTGCCACATAATCATCATTGCCAAGGTCATTCAGCACATCAAAAAGATAACTTGACACATACCCTGCAACGGCATGTGCCGATGCATAATCAATTTTTTCAGAGATAAACTCCACCTTCTTGGTTCTACCCAATCCTCGAAATGCTTTTTCAATGTCATTCATAATTCTATATTTTAAACTGTTATTCAAACAATACTTTAATGCCGCATGAACTCGCCACGTCAAGTTCCAGCTTCGCGCCTTTACTCAGTTCCCAGTCCTTCAGCATATAGATATACTCACAATCCAGAAGCAGGGCGATATCCGCCCGCATGTGCTCTCTCCAATGGGCCTCATCCGGTAGCCCGTTCTTAAAAGGATTGACCGGGGAAAAGCCCATATTTCTCAAATTCTGTTCCGCATTGGCAAACGCACCCTTGCGCTCGTCAATGTTATAGTGGGCTATTGCCCCGCTGATGTAAACCTTGTCTTTTTCCATATCACAAATTATTACTCGTTTGAATGATTCCTTCTTCCCACACCACATAATAGCTGCCGGCCTCACCGATGGCACGGCCTTGACAATATGCCTTATAACCGACCACCCGGATCTTCATGTCGCAGATATAACGCAAACGGATCGCACCGCCTCCCATCGGCTGGCTCTTCTTTTCCTGGCTGATCCAGATGAAGCACTTTTTCGGGAAACGCTTCATCAAGGCTACCGCATCCGGATACTCCCATTCCGACACCTGATACGAATCCACGATGATAAACTTCGGGGACTTCGGCCTCTTCAATCGGTCTATCAGTTCCTCATAGGTCTCGTCCACAACCACACGGAACTTGCCTTGCACCTCGTTCATCTTCAAATATTCCATACGGCGTTGGAATGTCTGGTTCACGCCCTCTTCATAACTCAAGTACAACACAAGGCCGTATTTGCACAGTTCCTTGCCAAGCTGCATCACAAAGCTGCTCTTTCCGCTGGCACTGGCACCGCTGATGAACCAGGAGGCATTCTCCGCAGGGAACCCGAAAGGCTTGTTCCATTTCTCACCCCACGGCAACGTCACCCATTTCTTGGCGGCTATGTCTTTCGGACTATATGCTCGTTTCATGGCTCTTTTTCTATTGATTCAATCCTATATTTCAGAAACCCTTTGATGATATGCGGAGGATGGTGTATCGGGCAGAATTGCCCTACGTGAAGCCCCCAATACGGGACATAAGCATCTTTCCATATTTCATTTTGAAATGGTCCGGCTTCCTCCACAAGACCACCTTCATTTACTTTGAGCCATAACAGGTCTTGGCCTTTGTCCTCTAAAACTATCTTAACCATTTCCTATGCCATTTTAAGTTTCTCTATCTCGGTATATACTCGCCTCAGACCTCCACGTGTCTTGCGTACAATCTGCGCTATATCCGCACCTGCCGGGGCATTTACTTTAGCCACCGTCCGAGCTTGGGCATTCAAAAACGCCTCACGCTCCTTGCCGTCATCAGGTGTCACCTTGCTGTAACGGTCTCCATAACGGCTCAACATCTCGGTATAGCCCACTTTCTTACATTCTATCGAACGGTTGATCTTTTCTTTCAAACCATCCGCACCCATCATATACCAGGCACAACTGCGTTCGGTGGCATTCCACAAAGCCTTCAGCTCAAGGAACGCCTCATACTGCAAATCCCCGGCCTCGTCCAAAATAATAAGCGGATTCTCAATGGAACGGAGGTAATAAGTCAAATCCTCGTATACATCGCTATATTTACCTTTGGCATCCACTCCGAACTCCGCAGCTATCTTACGCACCAGCTTCAGCTTGGTCTTCACCTGCGAGCAGTCGATATACACGGCATTCTTGTGGTTCTGCACATAATACCTTGCGGTAAAAGTCTTTCCGATGTTTGGAATGTCGCATAGGATAGCCGACAGGCTCGACTGCTGGGAGAACTCCAGCTGGGCGGTTATATACTCGAACGTGGCGGTCTTGGCAACCTTCCACTCCATATCGGCACGGAGGCCCACACCCAAACGACGGGCTATACTTATCCAGTTGGCATCACTAAGGGCTTTATCCGTCTGTCCGTTCTTAATGGCACTGTACACCGATGTGCTGATGCCAAGGGAGGCGGCATGTTTCGCGTCACTCGGATAGTTCGCACGGTTGGCAGCTATCGCTCCCAAAATCTTCTGTTTTTGCGCTTCTGTAATCATAATTCAAACGCTGTTATAATGTTATTCTAATCGTATTCTTACATATCTCCAATAGCCATTGCCGCCATATTGGTCGGCTGCCATTCGTAAGCTTCATCGGGTTCTTCAGGAACAGGTGCCGTAGGTAATACAAGGCTTTCCGTTTCCTCATCTTCTTCCTCACGTTGGACCGGTGCCACACCTACCTGACCGATAGCGTTATCACGTACCCATTTGTCAAAGTGACTCATTATCTTTGCCTGTTCCGTATAAGCTGCCTTATCTTCTTCGGTCTGTTCCGCCATTACACGGCTATAAGTCACAACCGGGCGCACCTTGTCGATATAGCGGTCATTCTGATACAGGAACACATCGGTCGGTTTGCCTTCCTCATCCGGCAAATAGAAAGCCGTCACCTTGCGGTTATTAGGCTCCAACTTCTCAAGAACCTCCGGACCACTCAGCCACCAGTCAGCGTACGCCACACGTACCGTACTGTTCCGTCTTACGCTTGTTTCCACCCTCTCGCCGATATAACGGCTCAGGGTCAGTTTGTCAAGCGGGCGCAGAGTCGGGTTGATCCTCGCCACAAGCACATCCCAGCGGGTCATACCCGGATATTTCTTCTGGTTGGGGTGCAGCGTGTTGTTCCACTCCGCACAGTCCCGGCGGTCATCGGCCACAAGTTCCTCAAACGTATAATATTTCCGATCCTCGTAAGTATGGTTCCCACTGTCGCTGATTTTCTTCTGATCCACACGCCGTGCCCCTTTACCGTACCAACGACCCACCCCTTCATGGTTCTTATGGGCGATAGTTGTCTTGAATGCGCCGTTCAACGGTTCGGCATATTTGTCCTGAGAGTTCAACGGTGCACAAAAGCGCACAAACTTGAACACCTCACCGGCTTTCAGGAAGCCCTCCTTGTACTTGCTCATCAAATGCTGCTCCACCTCGATACCGGCAGGCATCCCCCACCCGTTACGCTCAATCAGGCGGAACATATCCCGGAAACAGGCAACCACAAGGGCTTCGTCTTTATCACGGCCGTAAGCAAGCCCCACACGGCACTGGCTCACCATATCGTAGGCATAATAAGCATGTACGTATTCACCACCCTTCATGCGACGCGGAAGATCCACGTCATCCATCGTAATCTGGGACAAGGAGAACTCTCCACTGTGGCGGTGCATGTGTGGCATTTGCTCGTGGTAGAATTCCGACCACCCACGACGCTTTTTCTCTATGAGTACCTGGTTGGCCGGCTTGTTCAAGATGTTGCGAATGGTACTTTCGCTCAGTTCTTTCGGATCACCGTTCTTATCCGTAAAATCGTTATGGTTGAATATTTCCCCGGTTTCCAAATCCCATACCTCCAACTCACCACACACAAAGGAGATATACATCTCGTGTACGTCACTGCCATAAGGCTGGTTCGGCAGCACCGTGATGCTCAGCACGAGACGCTCGGTCTTGTAATCCACTTTCCTCGCGCACTGGTTACCGAACTTTCCACTGATAAGGCACTCATAACCGTACTGCTTGTACTCGTTCACCTTCTTTCGGAAACGCAAGGTACTCGCCGGCAGATCATGCCCGAACTCTTCGCGCAGCGTCTCAATGGTAGTAGCCATCATGCTCCAATCATACTTCTCTCCCATTAACTTTCGATAATCACGACTACGATTGTACAACTTGATACAAGTATTCAGTACTGAAGCATTTATCGCATACTTTCTGGCAAGCTCGTCAGAAGCCTTATCGCTGGACTGCCGGGCAGCCCAATCCATAAAGAAAGCGACGGCAGCCTGATCAAGCTCGTAATTCGATATTATCCAGCCACGCAAAAGCACGGCATTGCCACCAGGATATTTCTCCTCGACTTTTTCTTTGTAAGAGGTAGGCAGACTATCAATAACAATCAAAGCTCCATTTCCTTTCGCTCCACCACCACGACGTGCTACCTTTATCCGGCCACTGGATGCCATATACTTGTAATTCGGAACAGTCATTATTCCGCCATCAACAAGTTCACGAAACGATATGCAAAGTTTGTTATCGAAAAATTCCATACTCACACCTCCTTATTTCAATGCGGCCGCAAAATTTTGGATGCTGTCTATATTGGAAAATGTCACATTATCATAATGTCTCACCTCTTCCCCTTTATAAGTCACCACACCCGTGCTGTCGTTTTTACTGATCTCTAACAATGCGCCGTTCGGAAAATATTGGCGTATCACGTTATCATGGTCGTGTAGTGTCTCCATAACCGGAGCCACCGCCATTACAATACCACCACGCTCACGGGCGGCCTTCTGGATCCTACGGATGGTATCCGTATCCTGTTCAAAACGCAGGGCTTTCCAAACCGTCACGCTGCTTACGTTGAAAGCCTTGGCCAAAAACTGGCGATCCTCACTTGTTACATGAATATACTTCTTCATATCTCACTTGATTTTAATATCCTAATTCGTTATATTTGTTGCGTTTAAAAAAAATAACCGACTTATGCCTCAAAATCCGACATCACTGCCTTTCTTGGTATCTTACGCTGATACTCTCTCATCAGCGAAGAGCAGACCTCTAATCCAAACAGCCCTGACAGCGATTGCATCTCTTCAAGAAATTGACTGCGTGTGTATCGACAACATAACGCTACCTGACGATATTGCAGAAGCCGGCGCTCGACTTGGAGCATACACGACAGCTGATCTTGTCTGGTTCCACTTCTCAAAGCATTCACTAATGACGCAAAAGGTGTTCGAGAAAGCCGTTCGCGGACTCTTTGCTCATAGTCAGTTGGGAAGCCCGGTATGGGTGTTTCTTCTGCCGGAGAAATACCGACATCTTTACCCTTCTCCGTGGAATTGATTGTTCTTTTCATAAGTCACTCATTTTAGTGTCTATATCTGAGGGAGTCCAGGGAATCGAACCCTGGCGCAAGAACCATACACTCCCGTGTGTCTTTCCACACCGCCACCCGTCTCTTGACGCCTTCCGGGTTGTCACGCTCGGTTTTCCGTTATCCTTCAACACTTTCACCTTTCTCTATAACTTCAAGAAGCATTATAAACTTCTCACGTACAGACTGCTTCATCTCCAGTTCTAATGTATGCGCCAGATTTGAAGCTGCACTGGTACTGTTCCTGCGAATGCTTCCGGAAAGAAGACTGTCAGTCAAACTGCTTATCTTGTTTTCTATAAACAACTTTGCTTCCTCATGACTGCCAACGGATAAAACCGTTTTCAAAGCGCGGTAACAAGCAAGCTCTCGTTGTGTTTTGTACATCTCTTCAGCATACCAGCAAAAGAAGTGTTCATAGTCCTCGTTCATCTCTTTGGTGTACTTGTCAGCTTGTTGTACCAAAGCGTCTATATGGTTCTTCACAAAACTGAATACAAAATCCCAGCAATCCATTTTCTTATTTTCCATAATCTCACTTATTTAAATTCGTTTATAATCGGTTTCAAACTCACGCCGTAGCAGCTCATCAAGCGCCGAATAAGATTCTTTACATAAAAATCAGGTGCGGAAAACACAATCCCGGTCTCTTCAGTGTATCTGAAACTGATACCGTCCATCATCAACACGTAAGCTACTTTGTGCTTCACGCTTTGTGTCTGCCATTCTTTGATTTCTTCGTTCATTTTCTTTAAGTGCTAAAATTCGTTATTCTCGACCCTTTTCTGTATCTTTGGCCGCTCGTTAATTTCTTAACTCGATGCAAATATAGTATGAGATTTTCATACTACAAAATATTTAAGCGTAATTTTTCATACCAAACTCATTTTATGGAGGAAAATATCAGATTCATTCAAATACTTGACGAATTAAAAGCTCAAGGGCAAATAACCGATTATGTACAAGCAGCAAGCATACTTGGCACAAATAAAGCTGGCATAAGCGACATAAAAAGTGGTCGGAAGAAATTATCAATAGAGCTACTCAGAAGTCTGAAATATTCATACCCTAATATTTCGATTGATTGGATCATCATGGGAACAGGGGATGCTTTCATAACAATGAAAGAGAAGCAGGAAACCACAGATGCACACTTATTCGTACAAACCATAACCCAACAAGCGGAAGAAATCGGCCGTCTCAAAGAACAAATTCGCCAAATGAATCTTGAAAAAGGGAAACCTGCATCGGATGCGTACACTTCTGGAGATGCAAATGTAGGGTAGAGCGCACTTTTACCATCCGGAGAACATGAAACGTTACCCTGAGGATACCCCCGATTATACCTTCAGACTCCCCTCTCTCGGTATTCCCCCTCCATCCACCCCATATAATCGCCTGAAAAGGACTGATAATCCGTTATATAATAATGTATGCTTTTTATAGGTGGTGGTTTTTAGGGTGGGTGTATCAAGGCATATTTTACACCTATCATTCAAAAAACCATATTTTACCATACTTCCAACTACCCCCTCTCAAAACCATGTTTACTAACCCCAGTTCTTATAAAAACTAACCCCACTTTCTAACCCCAGTACTATCCCCACCTCCAAAATTGCCACTCCAAGTGTCACACCAAATGTAGAAATCGCCATCTGAGAGCACAAAAAAAGGAGACCATAAGTCTCCCCCACAAGAATAACTGCCGAATGGTGATTTTCTTTCGTTCTAATGCCATTCTAATCTATTCACCTACTCTCCCCTCCTACTCCCTGAAATAAGCGTAGATTGCTTGATTATAGCCCTTTTAGTGCATACTGTACCATTACCGGACAGACCGGCATGTAACAAATAATTCTTGGTCGCACCCACCTGTTCCGCCGTCAAAACCGTATAAACAGCCGAAATACTACTAAAATACCAATCTCTTCGCTTTGTTCCGTCTATTCCGTGCGTCAAATGCACATGTACAACCTTTGCCATATCACTATATTTTATAGTACAAATATACTAAATAATCATTATATGGAATATTTTAGAAACATATAATCCAAAACAAGGCATAAAAAAAGCGGCCACAACCGCTATCTTCCTCTCCTGCTTACACACCATGTAAACTTCATGTAAGCCCATTTAAAGCAATCGCCAAACCGATGCAACCAAAACAGCCCTCCACGTAAACAGAAATTAAACCTGCGTAAACGTTTCGTTTTGCGGAAGTTCCTTCTATCCTTCCCCGTAACCTATTGTATTATAAAGCGATGTGTTGTTTTATTCAATATATCGTTTTATACGCTTCGTTCTGTGCCCCGTACTATATCCAAAACAATCTACAAGCT